CCAACTAAAGTTCCTTTAAAATCGGATTCAGATTTTCTGTCTACAAATGTTTTTGTATAATTTGAACCGCCAGCGGTATAGTCGCCAAAGTCTAGTTTAACTTTTCTTTCCTTTTGAAAGGAAAGCGGCTGTTGTTCTCTTGTGTCTACAAATATCTCTACGTTTGAAAAATCCTCATAAAATTTTTTAGGTAAACTGCGCCTAAACATAGGCTCTATCCCAACTTCGTCGCAAACTTTAGAATAAGTGCCAAAATGTTTTTTATAAATATCTATGCTCGGCATTTCGCTTGTTTCCAACTCTAAATGGCAAGGAGCGTATTTTAAATCTTTGCTCTTTATCCTGTAGGCAAGCATTTTTTTTATCTGCTGTTTAACAGTTTCTGGCGCTTCTATTTCGCACCATCTTAAAAGCTGATTTCTGTTTTCAAAGTCTTTTTCAAAATAAGACTCTTTGTCTTTAAATGCTAAATAGGTGCCTGTTAAAAGGTTTTTTCTAGGATAATAGCTAACATAATATTCGTTAAGTGCAATCTTGTGCTTTTTTAAATGCGCGTGCAAGCTCCTTTCCGAAGGAAAGGAACTATGGCATATTTTGCAACAGTTGAGATTATCAGATTGCATCGTCCAATGATATCCCTAGTATACGCGCCTTCCATTCTACCATAGTTTCCATTTTTTTCGCTTCTTCTGTGACAAGAGATTTTTGCATTTCAGCGATTTTAATCATATTGGCTCGCTCTTCTTCATCTTGGAAAAGTTGCACGATAGAAAGAATAGAGGCATTCTCTTTATGTTTAGAGGATATTCTTTCTCTTCTATCTCCTTGTAATTTTTTAATTAAGCTTTCTACTCTGCCTTCGCATTGATGATATTCGCTGCTTTTAGCTTTAATAATTTCAGCTAAACGAATACTCATTTCATTTTGCTCTTGAGTTTCCTCAAACATTTTATTCAACTTGTCCAAATGGCGAGAGGTAGTTTCTAAATTAATAATTTCTTTGCAAACATTCATATACAAATTAACTTCATCTGCCGTCAAATCTGGTTTGTCCCAAGTCATGCGGATGAATTCTTGTTCGAAAATATTTCTGTCCTCTTCTGAGGTGTAACAGTTTATAATTTTTTGAAAACGAGAATTTAGTAAATTAATTGCGAGTTTTTCTGCGCAAACCTTTTGCTGTCTTGTTAACCGATCTTTATCAATTTTTTCTCCGGTAGCTTCATTAATTCGATTAATCACACGTTCTATTGAACGCGGAGTTTGATATTTAACAAACATCGCATCGTCTGATGTAGCGTTGTTCTCGCAACCAGAATTTCTGATGTAAGAGCCAACAGTTCTATGCTCAAGACCCATTGCTGATATTGGTCTATCTGGGAAGAGAAGCTCTGCTATTCTCAAAGCCGAAATACCATTTTTTGCTTGATCTTCAATAAATTGCTCCTGTTCTGGAGTCAGTGGCAAATCACCTACTTTTTCGTACTTCGATGTTTTATATTGAATTTTATTTGAAGCTAATAAAGATCTAATAGCAATTCCTTGCCTTGTTCTTCCGTCAAGAGCTTCATCGTTAAAAAATTTTCGAGTTATAGTATTTAGATCAGGAAATTCTTTCGCAAGTTCGATAATTTTTTGACGGTCTTCTTCGCTAAAGCTAATTTTATTATTTGCCACCTAATATGTCCTCGTTTTCAAGAATTTTAGTCGCTACCTGTTTAAATAGCTTTTTTAAATTTTTAATTTGTTTGTATCCTGCTTTTTTACCCTTTTCGTTTGTTCTGTAACCCATTTCCGCCGCCACTTTTTCTTCGTCTGCTCCGTCAATGTACAATCTAGAATAAACTCTGTATTGTTTGGGAGCCAAACGATGTTTCATCTCTTCGTGAAGTCTAGCTGCGCTAGCAAGGATATTGAAACTTATATCTTTCATTTCCCTAACTGATTCAGCATGATTTTCTATAGAGACAGAAAGCTTTACATCATATGCTGATTTTTTTGTTTTCTCCCATTTTCTATAAAGCGGACACTCGTTGCATTGCCTACCACTTGCGGTTATAGAACAAGCTGGAGGCTCGTTGCCCAAATTATATTTGCAGCCCAAACATGGTCGAACATAATTTGAATAATTATTTCTTAATATGTTCTTAATCTGATTGACGGTAATTCTGGCAATCCAAGGCTCTAACGGTCTATCTTGTTTCCATAATTTCCATTTTTTGGAAATATGAAATCTGATTATTTGAGCAACATCTTCGTAATCCATCCAAGCAATTGCTTTAAGTTGCCAGATATATCTGTGCTTTTCTATTATCTTGTCTATAACATCCTGCTTGTCTTCGTATTTAATCTTGTCTCGCTTTGGAGCTTCCATATTTGGTGGGAGATAAGCTGTCTATCCCACCAACTCTTTTAGGAGCAAATTTTCTTGGTCCGCTTTGAGGGTTACGCGATAGCTCTTCTAAATTAAAAGTTTTAAACCCACCTTCAATTTCAATTTCCACATCAAGCTTATCTATATCAGGAAGTTCGTCGATATTTGTATTATCTTCGGACTCCTCTTCAATATCTTCTTGATTTACATTTCTGCTTGGTTTTTTTTGCGCTTGTGGCAAAGCTTTGCCGTTCATAGGAGAACCGCATTTTGAACAAAAGTTAGGAGCAAAACCACTATATTCGTGTTTACCCCCGCAATTTGTACAGAAAACGCTTGCCATATTAATTTATAAGTTTATCGCTGAGATTTTCTAGCTTTACCAATATTGTAGCCGTATATCTTTGAATTTCAATTGATTAATTTAATTCTTGAAATTATAAAAATCTTTCTTCGGGAATATTCCTTTTTCTCACTTCTTCTTGATTATTAATATTCTTAATTTTTCTGACAATGAATTTTAAAATTTCACTGCGTTTTATATCTTCTTCTGTAAATTCAAACGAGAAAACACCATGTTGCTCAGACTCTTCGTCTGAAAATAAATCGTAAAAGTCGATAAATCCATTTTTACCTTTGATGTCTGATTGCATAAAATCTCCGCATAAGAAAATTTTACTCCCATCCCCGATTCTAGTAAGTAGGGTTGTGATTTCCTTGAATGTAAAATTTTGCACTTCATCTGCGATTACGATTTTATCTGTTAAAGTGCTACCTCTAAGGAAATTAATGGGAGTTGCAGAAATTCTGCCATCGTCTTTTAAACGATGGGCATCGGTGGGTTCAATTATTTCTTGAATTTTGTCTTCAAGAGGGAGCAGATATGGCTGAAACTTCTCGCCAACTGTTCCTGGCAGCGAGCCAAGAGATTTTTCGCCGCTTTCAGCGATTGTTCTAATATAGATAATATCTTTTTCATTGTGGTTGATAAGGTTAAGTGCCGCGTAAACTGCCATAAAAGTCTTTGAGGTTCCCGCTGGTCCAGCGATAAAGACTATTTTGGTCTCGTCTCCTAAAAGTATCTTTAATAATTGTTGTTGTTTTTCGGTGAATTTGAATTTGCGTTCTTTGAATTTTATTTCTGTTTTCATCTGCGGAATAATTACTTCCGTAGATGCCGATTTTGTTTTCTTGGGCTTTTTTGCCATAAATACTAAACCATCTCTTCGATTATTTGTAGCCCCCCTTTTGCTACACCATTACTATCAATCGAAACTGTCTGCGAATTTAAAACCCCAGACATGTAAAATGAATTTCCATCTGGCATCGTTATTGAGCCAGAAACTGTTGTATTTGGTTGATAATCAGAAAGCCAATCAATATTTGATATTCCATTTATCTGCAATGACTTTGTTATCTTGCTGACACTTACTTTTGTTGGGTAAGTGCCTCCTATTTCGAAATTAGGCGCTCTATCAATTTCAATACTAAAATTTAAATTTTCGTATTCATTAATTTGCTGGGTAAAATTAATTCCAGATAAATTAATGGTCATGTTTCTCAATGGCGAAATTATTCCTGTTTCAGCGCTCTGACCATCATATACATATATACCACTACCTGTTGCAAGACCATAAGAATCAAACTGCATTTCCAAAAACATTGGTTTCCAAGGTTCCAACGAAAAACTCATACTTTTCAAAAAACATTTGTCAAATCTATACGAAGGTACATGGATAAAAGATCCACTTGTAAAATCTCCAGTTAATGCAAGAAATCCAGTGAATTGATTAACTCCAGCGCCAGTTACAGGTAATACCGTTGTGGATATTGAGGCACTTTTGGGTCCAGTTTGAATATAATAATCTAATTCTTGGCCAATTCTTTTTACTCTTTTTAATTGAGTTGCATTACTAGCGTTAAAGTTGGATGCGTACAGTACGTTACAAACCCCTGTATTTGTAGTTTGCTCATCTCCATTTGACAAAAATGCACGAACGGTACTGTATGAAACGTAAGACATTAGAGCTTATTTTAATTTTTTTTAGATATTTTCAAATCATCCTCTTCAATTTTAGATAATCTCTTTAATAATTTTACACTTTCAAGTTTACAATTTGGCATTGTAATGCGATGACCTCCGGTTATTATGCCATTAGGATCAACTTCATATAAAAATAAAGTCGTTGACATCCAGCCAATTCTTACGATTCTAGCTGGGTTTTTTGTCCCATCCCAGAAGACCAACACATCATCTTCTTTAAAACCAGAGGTTATTCTGAATAAAAGGCTTTTAACTATGTTGATTATGAACTCTTTAAATAATAAAGAGGCTACCCCTGCTGCTAAAAGAACAGAGTACTCGGAAATAAAACCATTAAATTCTTTCTCCACTTAATTAATTACACTTTTATCCGAAAAACCATTGACAAAGGAAATTTTTAGAGTAAGATATTTTCTATGACTAGAATAGTCGTAATTTCAGACACTCATGGTAAGCATGGCGCTCCTTTGCCAGACGGAGACGTTCTCATCCATTGTGGTGATTTCTGCTCTCATGGCCAATACAAAGATGCAATCCAATTTTTGGGTTGGTTTCAAGCGCAACCTCACCAAAGAAAAATTTTCATTGCTGGAAACCATGATCTTGTTTTTGAGCAAGGTTCCTACCATGACATCGAAATGCTCACGCATATTTTTTTGAATGATTCGACCCATTATCTCAACGATAGCGGCATCAATCTTTTTGGAATAAATTTTTGGGGTAGTCCAGTTCAGCCAAGATTCTTTAATTGGGCATTTAACCGAGATCGCGGCGCAGATATTAAAAAGCATTGGGATAAAATCCCAAGCGGCACCGACGTTCTCATTACTCATGGTCCACCTTACAAGATTTTAGACGAAGCTCCTCGCTGGAATTTTGGTTCTTATGAAAATGTGGGATGCAAAGATTTGCTGGATAAAGTTTTAAAAGTTAAACCTAAATTGCATGTCTTTGGTCATATCCACGCTTCAGGCGGTCAGACTTTTTCTACGGATCACACCATTTACGCCAACGCCTCAATCTGCACTGAGGAATATGCTCCTCTCAATAAACCTTTTATTTTCGACATTGACGA